ACTTTAATAATAATAATCAAAATATTTAAATGTCATTTCAAATTCACGAACCTATCATGGAAAAATTGAATTTCTTTTACAAAACCCATAAAATTCCAAACATTATATTTCACGGTGAATCCGGCAATGGTAAAAAAAGCGTAGTCAATCAGTTTATAAATTTAATATATAATGAAGACAAGGATAGAATCAAAAATTATGTAATGTATGTAAATTGTGCTCATGGAAAAGGTATCAAATTCATTCGTGAAGAATTAAAATTTTTTGCCAAAACCCATATTAACTCAAATGGTGGAGATAATTTTAAAAGTGTCATTTTATTAAACGCTGATAAGCTAACAATAGACGCTCAGTCAGCACTAAGACGATGTATTGAGTTGTTTAATCATACTACTCGTTTTTTTATAATTGTAGAAGACAAATATAAACTATTAAAACCAATTTTATCAAGGTTTTGTGAAATTTACATACCAGAACCAGTGATTAACAAAAAAGAAATCAATTTATATGAACATATTTTGAACAAGACATTTAATCTGAAAGAAAGCAAAACTCAAAAAAACGAATGGTTGAAAAAATTTATATCAAAAAATATGACATCCGACTTAACCCATGAAAAGTTAATCAACCACACAACAAAATTGTATGAAAAAGGTTATAGTGGGCTAGACTTGATTGAATATATTGAAAAAAATGAAATAAATAACATAACTGAAATTAAAAAATACGAGTTACTATTTACTTTTAACAAAATACGCAAAGAATTTAGAAACGAAAAAATATTAATATTGTTTATTTTGAATTTTGTTTTTTTGAGTTTAGAATGCAATTTAGAAAATATTTCTTTTATGTAATATGGATGACTTTAATGTTTCAAGTTTGCACGAATCAAAGAACGAATGGGGATCACGTTTATTAACCATATTAACTCCGCATGTTGTAGATGGGTTGAAATCTATTTTTGATGAAGCCTTGAAGTTATGTAAAGACAATAATGAAATGGATAAATACTTGATGACTTTTCAAAATTTTATTACTAGAATCCCCAAATGGAATCCAACAATCATTGAAACGGAGAGAAAAAGAATTGTTGAGAAAAGTGGATGCAACTATTTAGAAGATTTAGTTACTTGTGTCCACATAATCCAGTTAAAATTATTAACTGCAATAAGAGTTGGGCAAAAACAAAGAAAAATAGATGTTAGTATTCCAAAAATTGACGATTTTATTCATAAAGTATACATCAATGTTGCAAGAAAAGTTTATAAAAATGTATATTTATTTGAAATCAACATTCCTCCATTACAAGTACAAAAACATTTTCGGGAATTAGAAATCATTGTTCAAGAATGTATTTTAAACACTGTGAGAGACAGTATTCCAGTTGAAAGTATTTTACAAGCATATATGGATCAAACTATTGAGGAAGATGTGGTAGAGGAAGTGAAAGAACAAGTGATAGAACAACCCACCAAAAAAGAGGAAGAAACACAGATTATTAAAGAAGGTGGAAGTGCAGAGGCAAAAACTGAAACCGCTGTACAAAATGAAGAAAAAATAACTACAAATGAAGATTCTCTACCAAAAACTTTAGAAACTACTTTTATTGAAACCGAAAAATCCAATCGTTTATCTTTCAACGACACAGACTATGCAAGAGATGAAAATAATAATGAAGTTACAGTAGAAGCACCAAAAGATTTAGACCGTTTAGAACAAATAAGTGTTGAGAGAAATGCACAACGTAAGTTAGAAACTGAAGATGATGATGATGCTGACTCACGGTTAAAAATTATGGATGAAGATGTTCAGTTAGGTAACTTAGATATTCATAACATAGAAGAACCCGAAATGAATTTAATTCCGGATTTATTACTTGATGATATAGAAGTTCTTGCTTAAAATATATTTAAATAAATAATAAGTAATATAAATATACTTAATGTCTTATGGTAGAGGAACCTATGGAACTCCTAATATACGTATACATTCTTGGGGTGAAGAAAGTAAACTAGTAGTAGGTAACTTTTGTTCAATAGCCGGTAATGTAAATGTGTATTTAGGTGGAAATCATAGGAGTGATTGGGTAACTACATTTCCATTTGGACATATGCACCAACACGTGTTTAATAAATTTAATGGTAGTGGACACCCAACAACAAAAGGTGATGTAATTATTGGAAACGATGTATGGATTGGTGCAAATGTAACAATAATGTCTGGTGTTACTGTTGGAGATGGAGCAGTTATTGCAACTAATAGTCACGTTGTAAAAAATGTAGACTCGTATAGCATAGTAGGAGGAAACCCAGCAAAGTTTATTAAATATAGATTTACATCGGAACAAATAGAAGAGTTATTAAAAATTCAATGGTGGAACTGGGAAGATTACAAAATAAATGAATATACTCCATTGTTATGTAACGAAAATATAGATGAATTTATAAAATCTGCAAAAACTTTATAAAATATTATTGTTTATTATTTTGCGTAAAATAATAAATAACTTTGTTCTATTGTAGTTTAAATCATTATTTAGAATGAGTAATATATTTGTTGTTGCCGCAATTATTTCTATTGTGTTTTTTATTGCGAAATTTATTGAAATGAGATTCATTGAAAAAGAAAATAAACCACTGAAATATTTAGTCAGAGACTCTCTCCTCGTTTATTTTAGTGTGATTTGTGGAAATTTCGTGATTGACCAATTAAAACCAGTAATGGAAGAAGGAGGAGGAAAAGTAGTGACAGAAGTTTTTGTAGATAATCCTAGTTTTTAAACTATTATTTTATGTACTTTATATAAAATAATATGAATAACCAAAACGATAGTTCCGACGATGATGAATATGAAGAAGACACAACAGAAGTATATTTTCAATCTGAGTATAAATTATTAACTTCAGATGATTTAATTATTGGTCATAACTATTACGTCATTGACACAAGTAAAAATGGTAAACACGTATTATACAAAAGACCCAATCAAAATTTTAGCAGTGGCCCATTTACATACTATGGAAAATATGTTGAAAGTTATAGACAACCAAAATTATTACCCGAATTGAACAATGAAATTATATTTGTAACCACATACAAATTTTATGATAAAAATGGTGACACATTTTCAAATAAATTTAAATATACGAGAGATAATTTTGATAAAACAAATTTTGAACTATATAAAAGTACAAATGCATCAACTTATAAACACGGTTACCTTTATCTAGATGAGGAAAGTATAAGCAAAGAACCCACTCCAGTTGTAGATAGTGTTAAAATTGTAAATAAAACTGCTAGAAATATTCCAATTTCAAGAAACACTAAAGCTATTCCAGTTGCAGAGTTATTGCATAGTGACTCGTCTGATGACGAAGATACATTAAACTTGATTAGGGTAAGTCGTCCACCTCTTGGTGGAAAAAAGAAAAGAAAAACAAGACGAAAAAGTAAAAAACTACGAAAAAGAACAAAAAGAAAAAATACTCGTCGTTATAAATGACGCAACTAACGCCCCGACCATACTTTTACATAAGGTGCTGGCGACTTTTTATATTTATTTATATAATTCTTGTACTGATGATAAGAATATCCCCATCCATACTCACCATTTCGATAAGTAGAAATACAACCTAAGAGAGACTTCACTTTTTTCAACTCTTTACATTCTAAACCAATAATAAGACCATATATTCTTTCAAGACAACACCGATCTGCACGGCATTTAACTACTTTTAACATATTGAATAAATTATACTTTTGTTGTAAATAATCTAAAAAATTATAATTTATATAACTCTGAACACCAAAACAACCAGCCCAATATGACTTATTTAATCCAAGAAGCTGAAATTTGTTTTCCACTAAGTTTAACTCTTTATTTACTTCATGATTATTTTTTAAATAGTTACAAATTTCTAATGTCCTTTTAATATTTTCGTCTTTACCATAAGAAAAATGCCATAGAGGAACAACTTTGAAGTTTCTAAAAGCATCAAAATTAATTCTTCTATGTATAAATAGACTGTCGTGAATAATTATCGCATTTTCAAAAAAATGATGTTTGTGAAAATAATAATATGGTAACAACTCTCCTCTTTGAGGAAATTCTGATTGTATATATTCTATATTTTTATACTCAAAATCAGCTTTTACAAAATCCTTGTTACTATTATCATCAATCACTACTATTTTTCGTTGGGGATAAAACTTACGAATACATCTAACACATTCATTCCAATATTCATTTGTTAATTCAGAATTAACGTGTCTTAACACTATAAATCCATAACTCATTTATTATATTATAATACATATAAAATAATAATCATTAATTTACATAAATTTTATTTTTCGTAAAAATAAGGTATTTCATCTATGTTCATTATATTTTCATTTTTTGGAACCGTACTTACACTATACTTTTCAAAGTCTTTTCGTTCTAACTGTGCTTGTGGTGTATGGTTATGAACACAACGAGCTATCATTTTGTATAACTTGAAATCTGGATATCTCTCTTGACCATTAATTTTATATAATATATTGATACCATTGTCGTCTAAACACCATTCAACAATTAGTCTCACTAACGGACTACATTTATCAAAATCTAAAATTTGATCCATGTCTTCAATAATGTAGTCAAAAATAGAACAAGCAAGTCTGCATAAATCAAAACTGTAATTGGGTTCTAGACGAGGTTTTTTACTGTTGAAATATGGTTCAATGTTATATTGAGTTGCTGCGTCTTCGCCATTTTTAAAACAGTCACTACAAAATTGTTTATTTCCATATTTATAAATACCACGTCCAAAATCTATTATTTTATAAATTCTTCCATAAGTTGGTACTTTATAATACGTTTTATTATAACAGTAATACAAATACTTTTTATCCGTTGGATTATACATTATATTATTTGTATGTAAATCATTGTGTGTGAAAGCAAATGCTTTTTGGTATGTAACTAAGGTCATTATTACTTGCATTAGTGCAGAAAATATCTCGTCTTCATTCAACTCATCATTACAAATTAGGTCATCCAGTGTATTTTCACATTTTTCCATACAAATTACTTGAATAGGAAACTTTTCTAATATAACGTCTACACGTTCTTCATCTTCTTCAGATTCACTACTTTCAGATGATTCGTTTTCATCTGAATAACTGTCACTCTCGGAGTCACTGTATGATTTTTTCTGAATATTATCTTTTGATGAAGATGCAGATGATACAACTTCTACTACTTCATTATTTGATGTATGTGATGTTCTTGAAGAACAAGACGATCCACTAGAAGCATTAGATTTAATAGTAGTACTTATTTTTGTTACTTCACTATTTAAATCATCTTCTGTTAAAGAACACTGTAACTCTGACAAATCTATTGAAAATTCTTTTAAATTATCTAATGATAAATGTTGCGTTTCATTTTCTTCATATTTTTCAATTTTATCAGTATCTTCAAAAATGTCGTCAAACAACTCATTTTGTATTGATTTTAATGATAAACTTAGATGATTCACCTCTTGATCTGCTATCCGAATTGGTGGCTTTTTACCGTGGTCATCTTTCAACAAAAAATTATAATCTTCCACTTTGAATAGTATATTCTTGTTTTTATTGAAATAATCTGACTTACATATAAAATCCAAATCATCTACTATATTAAATACAAATTTTTGTTTAATTGCTAGAAAAGAACCATAAAAATCAAGACCGTGTTCAAATTTGAACGCCTTATTCAACTGGGACGTGAAAAATGTAAATAAACTATCAACATACGCTGTATTATTTTGATCTAAGATTTTTTCGTGAATTTCTTTACTTGTTGAATCAAAACTTGGTAAATTATACAATGATGTATTATTTATATCGTACTTCCCTATTATCATTTTAAATGGGTCTAATAGTGGCGCCATTTTAAAAAAAATATTTTTTGTTTTCGTTTTTTCAGTGTTGCTATGTTTCAATTCACATTTGTATAAGTTATAATCAACTTGTTTCAACACTTTAGTAATGTACCATTCGTGGTTTAGATTTATTGAGTTGTAGTTTGTTTCATTTAGAGCAAAAAATTTATTATAAATAGGAACATAATTTTGAATATTGGAAATATTTGTCAAATCTTCGTCTTGGAAACTCTTAAATAGTTCGCCATTCTTTCTTTTTTCATAACTTACATTCAATGGATTCATTGTCATATTAAATATAATTATACTCTATATCTATTTTTCTTTAATTTGAACTCAAATGAAATGATTTTTCTAAAATACAAATTAAAATGCGTAATTTATTTTAAACATTTTTTCTTAATTATAATAAAAAATGACTTTAGAGCTAAAAAAATTTGATATGAAAACCATTAGTTTCAAGCCCAATGAATCTAAAGGTCCGGTGGTTGTTTTAATTGGAAGAAGAGACACCGGAAAGAGTTTTCTTGTTCGCGATCTTCTTTATTACCACCAAGATATCCCTATTGGTGTTGTTGTTGCGGGAACTGAAGAAGGTAACGGTTTTTATGGAAAACTTGTTCCCAAACTTTTTATTCACAATGAATACAATACTGCAATCATTGAAAATATTTTAAAACGGCAAAAATCCGTATTGAAACAAATCAAAAAAGAAATTGAAACTTTTAAAAGATCTACCATTGACCCGCGAGCTTTTGTTATTTTAGATGACTGTTTGTATGACGGAACTTGGACTCGTGATAAAATGATGCGGCTTTTATTTATGAACGGAAGACATTGGAAGATAATGTTGATCATTACAATGCAGTATCCATTAGGTATACCTCCAACTCTCCGTACCAATATAGATTACGTTTTTATATTAAGAGAACCATATATTGCAAATCGTAAAAGAATTTATGATAATTACGCCGGTATGTTTCCCACATTTGAGTCTTTTTGTCAAGTAATGGACCAATGTACGGAAAATTACGAATGTTTAGTAATAAATAACAACTCAAAATCCAATAGGTTACACGACCAAGTGATGTGGTACAAGGCGGACAATCACAATGATTTCAAATTAGGTAGTAAAGAGTTCTGGGATTTATCCAAAGATATGCATTCTGACGAAGAAGACGAGAAATACGATCCAAATAATGTAAAGAAAAGAGGTCAAGGACCTAAAATTAGTGTAAAAAAGACCAAGTGGTAAATGATATGTTAGTTATAACTATAGTAACTAACTTATCCTTCTTTACCAATAGAAAATTTTTCTATTGGAACCTTATATATTTTATTAACAGTGTCACTGAAACCAGAACCCCAGTAATAAACAGATAACTGGTATATTTTTATAGACGTTGTCATTAACATAAATTCTATCATTGTATCTTCACATTTTTTTATATCTGTTGTATTCATTCCAAGATGAACCGCACTTAAATTTGTTTTTTTTATAAATGGGAAATCAATATATTTTAGATATAAATCACTACTAGACATTAGTATAAGTTCTTCTTTATTATTTTTTCTAATATCTACTATTATACTTATTATATTAATTAACCTTTCTTCATTATATATTTCTTGATCTGATAATCGTATGTGTATAACAGAATAGTTGTAGTCAGAAATATTAAGTGTATTCTTTATATTTAATATTTTTTTTTCAAAACCAACTTTAGGAGTTAGACATTTTTGAATAATAAATTTTCTACATTCATCATCTATTTCAGAACACTCCCAGTAATTACAAAATACAAATTTACAATTAACAATATCATGTAGTCTATTGTAATACTGCACTAGGAAATAATGCGTATCATTTTCACAATCATCAATACTAACTTGGGTGTCACAAACAAAAAAGTTACTTAAAGTATGATTTGAAAAATTTACTTTCAAAAATATATTTTTTTCTTTTAGTGCTTGGTATAAATAGGTTGTCCCTCTTATAAAGTCTCCAAAACCATGAAACTTGTATTTTTTGATCCTTTCTTCACTTGAATAATATACTTGATATATCTGTTGTTTCGCAGATAGTTCAATATTATTTTCTTTTACTTCATTCATTTTATTAAATAATTTTTTACCAACGATTCTTGATACTTCTTTATTATAATGTGGTAAGTCTTGTTCATTTACTGGTATACTAATACCGTGTTCTTCAAATATTTCACTTTGGTCCAAAAAAGGAATACTCATTTTTTCACATATTTTTTTTAATAGTTGATTTGATTCATTGCTTTTACCACATTCGTATGTTGGAAAATATGACAATACTATAAAAGGTTTTGGATACAATTCATTTTTAATCTCTATTATATCATCTTCAATTTCTTCATCTGTCATGTCCTTTCTAATAATATTGTTTCTAGAGTGAAAACCATATTGTTCATCTTCTGCAATATGATGCATATATAAATTATTCCATTCATATGATAACCTACTAGCAATTTCTATTAAAAAAAAAGTTGTTTTATCAAAATCTTCTTTTAAATTAACATATTCTATCTCCGTTATTTCTTTTTCACAGTTACTTTTCAGTCCGTTTCTAAAACAATATTTTGTCATTTCACTTGGTATATTTTTATATTTTAGATAACGAATTTCTTGTAAAATTTCTTTTGTATAATGCGGGTAATTCAAATTATCTTGAATACTTGATACACTAAAATATTCTTCTATAGATTGTTGTATACAACTTCCAAAAATTGTAATATAATCCATTAATTTTATATTATAATTTATTTTTATATTTATAACTAATATAACTTATTTTATTCTTTTCCACAAGACGAAAATATACTGGTCCATTTTTTGACTGTTGTTGTAGTTTTAACTACACTATTACGACTCTCCCACTCTTGTTTCATTGTTTCCTTGAATAAAATGAAATCCATATCTGAATCTGGTTCGTAGTTTTGTTTTTTACCTTTGTTATCAAGATAGTCAAAATAATCATAATGTATTGAATCGTCATTTTCATACATATAACATTGTATGGTAATACACGTATCTTTGTTAGAGTCTAAGTTATGTAATTGATGAATTTGATTTAATGTTGGACTAATCCACGTAACTTCGTCTTTTATTACTTGAACTTCTTTGAAAGGTTCCACACCATCTTTATCATCATAACACAAAAAAGGATATAACTTTACATTAATTTTTCCATTCAATACGCGAACTACCGCACTTGAACCTCCGTGATTATGTATTGGCGAATAATGACCAACTGGCCATATTTCCATTACATAAGGTATTCCGGGAGACTCGCCATTGTTTTCATTCAATGTGATTCGTAAATAAGTCTCCAAAATATTTGGGTCATCCTTATTAAATTCTGTGCTTTTTTCTTTTAGTTTCTCATAACACCATAATCCGGGAGTTGCAATACTATACTCAATTGCTTTTGAAAAATCTGGAAAGTCACTATCATTTAATACAAAACTTTTACCAGAAATACAATCAAATAGTTGTTGGGCAACTGGGGATAGGTGCGATTTTGGTAAATATGCATTATTTGCAATATCATTCATTGTTAATTCATCTGTACTTTTAACAAGTAAAGGAACAGTTCTTGTAATTGGGTCTTTTAAAAGTTTCATTGGTTTTATATTTTTATCACTTGCATTTACAGAAATCAAACTCTCTAAAAAAGTCTTATTTGTTTCCCACAGTGTTTTATCAGCATTTGAAAATTGATAAGTATATATCACGTTTTCTATACGAGGTTCCCCCACACCCGATTGTAGTTTTTGATTTTGAGAGTCAAGACTAAACCAATAATATGAACCCTTTTTATTTATTAAACCTTTATTATTTGCATCATCTACGAATGATTCGCTACTTGGTATTTTATTTACTTTTACAGAATGTGGATTAAATTCTACTTTCAACCCATTTTTACTGTCTTTGTTGTATAACTGAAAGCAAACGCTTTTGGTATTATCTTGGTTTTGAAAAATAAACACCCCTTGGCCGTGAACAATCAAATTTATACTGGTTTTCTTTTCATCTAACATAACTTGTTTAGGTTCTTTGTCGCTTACTTTTGTGTAAGTCATATTTTATACACTTAAATTTATTTAACAACACATTTTTAAGTGATTTTATTTATATATCAAGAATATATTGACCGCGAGGTCTTTTTACTATATAGTATTCAGTATCATCATATAAATAATAGTTTGGGTTGTAACCTCCATAGTAGTCTAAATACAATGGACTCACACCATAACTTGTAGATCCACCAACGTAACCTCCGTAGTAACCATATCCTCGTCCGTGTCCTCCATATCCTCCGTAACCTCCATGTCCTCCATATCCTCCGTAACCTCCGTGTCCGTGACCACCACCACCGCGACCTCCTCCACCACCACGACCGCCACCGCCTCCTCCACCGCCACGATAACCTTCTACACCTCTAAAGACAAAAAAACTAAAAACTGCAAATATTACAATTGAAAACAATAATACAAATTTAGTATTTTTCATAATTTATATAAGTTATGAAAAAAATTATTTTTTTACATTTTTTATAATACTTTATTTTTCTACAATGAAAGAATTTCTATTATTCACTCTTTTTTTTAGCAAACGGACCACTCACTAACTCACTTTGTCCATTGTCGGTTTTTCCAGTAATAATATTTTCACCTTCAAATAATTCTTTACGAATATCTGCAGACGAAATAACATCTTGTTCTTTCAAAAATGTTTCTTGGGTATTCATATTACTTACACCAATCAAATTACCTTCTTCATCTATGGTTTGTGTTAGAGATGCGCCAGTCGTTTCTGCTTTACGAATATTTTCTTCAATTGCTTTTTTCTTTGTCTCTTTCACACGTTGTTCAAATGCGGTTTTTGCAAAGTCCTCATTCTTGGTCTTCTCGTGCATCAACTGATTCAATTCCTCTTCCATATATTCAACACGTCCAGTTTTGTATGCCTCTGGATCCCAAGGCATCCATAAACCAACTGGTCCAACAAAGACATCGTGGTTTGGATCTAACTCACGCAACATCTTACAACGTAACTCTGCCTCTTCCATGGTTGGATATACACCTCTAATTTTTAACCCACGTGTGCAAGTTTGGAAATTATGTTTTACATTAAAAGCATTTTCAAGTTCTTCTTCATTTTGGTCTAAAAATGTTTTGAAGTCATCTTCCATACTGCTTTGTAGTAAATTGTCATATTCCTCTTTAATAAATTCTTGAAAATCTTTAGTAACATCATCAAAAACCAATTTATATTTATAAGATACGAAATTCAAAAATTGATGAAACTTTTCCATAGATTTAGAAAAATCCCACTTCTTTAGGAACTGTTCAAACAAAAATATTTCTTTTTGCTTTAGAATTTTGTCCGGAGAAACAAAAGATACACAAACAAATTTTTGTCCGGCGATTGGTTTGTCTTCTTCTAGTAAATCAACATATTTAGGATTTGGTTTTCCAGATGAATCTGTTTTTCGTTCAAAACTACTATTGGGGGTACTCATTATAATTTATTTTGTATAAATTCATTTAAGTTTTTATTTTGCAAATTAATTATTTTTAATTTCCATTTTTTTTTCTTATTATTTAATATAAATGTTTGATATTGCTGAACTTGTCAAAAGAGTTATCAAGTACCTTGTTGAAGGTTTAATGGTTGCTATTGCCGCCTATGCTATTCCAAAACAATCTTTAAAGATTGATGAAATTGTTTTACTTGCATTAACTGCCGCCGCCACCTTTAGTATCTTGGATACTTATATTCCAAGCATCGGTGTAACTGCCCGTTCTGGTGCTGGTTTTGGTATCGGTGCAAATCTGGTCGGATTCCCGGGGGGTCTATAAGCTTATAACTTATAAAGTATAATATATAAATATATAGTTTATGATAAAAACTATACATTTATAAAAAATAAAAATCAAATAGTGGCGATAAATTCCCAATCTAACTCTTCACAAATTTTTTTCCAAATTGTATCTTGTTCTATTAGTTTCTCTCTATCTTTCAACATTGGAATCTCTGATAAGTAATGTTTCTCTCCCAATAATTCAAACAACTTGTATAAAACATAATAATAATGTAAAAAATTAACACGATAGTCTGGACAATGTTTCGCATATGGGTATTGGATTTCCATAAAAAAATTACACAATATTTCTTCCAATTCTTGTGAAATAATCGGTGGTTTCAGTCCCAACTTGTCTTTAATAAAATTAATGTGTTCATAATACTTGTTGTATCCTAATTTTTTCAATACTTCTTTGGTTTTATAATAAGTCATTTTATTCATATCAATTCTCTCTTTTTTAAT